AGATGAATTATTAAGGGTTTTAGCAATGGCAAGTAGTGCTACAGGATAATATGGCTTTAGATAATCAAGATTTATTATTTGCGGGTTTGATGGGAAGTAACGCGGTTAATTTAATTCAGAATGCAAATATTTTGAATAACGAATTATCTAACCGTGTACTGCCTGTAATTCCTTTTTTGCCTTTAAAGAATCCAAACAATGTTTCAACTAAACCAGGGCGTGGTATTAATCTGGAAAACAATTGGACAAATCCTGATGCTATTGAAGAGCAAAAGCAGTTTTTTCCTTTAAGTTTTTCTTTTACTGAAAATGGTCAAAGATGGCTTTTCCCATATGAACCAATGATAAACTTTGGATCAGGAAACAATATTGTAAAACGCAATGTTGCCAAGCAAGGTGATCAACTTATAGGGACAATTAAAGAACGTTGGAGTCGTAAAGATTTTGATGTTACAGTAACCGGTGTTTTAATAGGAAGCATTATGCAGGGAAAGCCGGAAGATTGTTTCCCTAGAGAGCATTTTATAAAACTGTTTGAATTTTTAAAATACTCAAAAGAGATATTTATTTATTCTCACCCCTTGGAGTTAGCCGGAATTACAAAAGTTGTTATTGAAGATTATAGTTTTCCATTTACTAAAGGTGAAAATGTCCAGGCTTATGAGCTGAAACTAACAAGTGATTATTCATACAACCTTTTAATAGAAGAAACTTTTTAAATGTATAACATCAATTGGAATATTAGATTTAAAACAGATGGTAAGATTTATTCTTTACAGACTGTGGCCTCAATAGATATTGAATGCAGCGTTGACAATTTAAGCGACACGGCTATTATAACATTACCTGAGGCATTTATGAATCAGGTTTTTAATATTGGTAGAGAAGTTAAACGAGGTTCTGAAGTAACAATTAAAGCCGGTTATGATGACGGTCTAAAAACTGAATTTGTAGGCTTTGTCCAGGACGTGGTTAATAATGACAGTTCATTAAAAATTATGTGCGAAGATGCCCTTTTTCAGTTTAGAAAAAGCGTGAAAGATGTTGAATTAAAACCTACATCAGTATCAAAAATTGCACAGCTTTTAATAGATCAGATTGATCCATCCTATAAGTTGGTTTGTGATTATACAATTAGTTATGAAAAGTTTGTCATACACCAAGCTACTGCTTACGATGTGCTAAAAAAATTAGCTGAAGAAACAAAAGCAAATATTTATTTCAATACGGAAAAGAAAGAACTACATATACACCCGCCATACATTGAAAAAGGTGGTGAAGCAATTTACTCTATGCAGCGAAATATTGAAAACAGCTCATTAGAATATAAAAAAGCAATTGACAGGAAAGTTGAAGTAACTGTAGAGAAAACCAATTTAGCCGGAAAGATTGAAAGCTTTACAACCGGCACAACCGGAGGCGATAAAATAACATTAAAAGTAGGCTCTGTAAGTTCTGCGGATTTAAAAAAGATTGCTGATGCTGAATTGATACGCCGATCTGCTGACATGTACGAAGGCAGTATTGATACGTGGGCTATACCATTTGTGCAGCCAACATATTCAGTTAAAATAAAAGACGAAGATTATCCTGAAAAGGATGGAAAATATTACGCTGTTGGCGTTACTACTTCAATCAGCGAAAGCGGTTTTAAAAGAACTGTAAAATTAGGTGTTAAACTCAGTGTAAATGGATAAATCTGCTAAACTAAAACAGGCATTAATTGAAGCTTTGGGAATAACACCCAATCTGGCCATTACTGCTGAAGTGGTTTCGGTTGAAAATACAACATGCACAGTTAAATTAGTTTCAGAGCTTGTATTGAGTGATGTTCGACTTTGTGCAACAATTAACGAAAGTGATGATCTATTTGTAATTACGCCCCAAATTGGTTCTGAAGTTATAGTAATGAGCCAGACGGGAAAATTATCCGGTTTGTTTGTTTTAAAAGTTGATGCTGTAGAAAGCATTTCATATAAAAAAAATGGTTTAGAATTTTTAATTGATGGTACAACCGGAAAGGTCACTTTAAAAAACCAAATGGCAAATTTTGGTGGTCTTATTTCGAATATGATAACGGAAATTTCAAACGCAATTGTTTTAACACCGGCAGGACCCGGAAGTATTGCACCAACGACAAAAGCAAAACTGGTATTGTTAGATACAAAGTTTAAATCACTTTTAAATACCGATTAAAATGGGATTAAATAAAACAGCTCTGAAAACTTCAATAACTATTTTGCTTACTGATATGCTTAGTAAGGAAGAAAATTCTATTGAAGAGTTTGCAACTAGATTAAGTGATAAAATTGATGATTTTGTTAAATCAGGCACAGTTACCGTAACGGTTACAACAACAGGAAGTGCAACATCACATACCGGAACCGGAACCGGAGCCGTAACTTAAAATTATGAAAGATATAGGATTACAATTAATCGATAATAATGATTCTGGCGAAATTAAGGACTTAAAAATAGTTCCTGTTCGCGATGCATCAAATAAAATAGTTAGCGGTCTTGTCGTAGGTCCTACCATGGAACAAAACATTGCTTTAATGTTATTAGTCCATCAAGGTGAGTTGAAGTTTAAACCGGATTTAGGTGTAGGTATTGAAGATATTGTTTTGAGTGAAGATTATTTGGTTTTTCGCCACAGGATTAGAGAGCATTTAAAGAAAGATAATTTAATAGTTAGCCAACTGGATTTATTTGCAGATAAGCCTTTTAAAATAATTGCTGAATATGGAAAATAAGGTATATCAGGGTCAAAGTTTTTTAGATAAAACGATAGAAATGACAGGAAGTATTGACGAAGTTCTTAAAATGGCTTTGGAAAATTCGATTTCTATTACTGATGAATTAACAGTTGATTCAAATTTGAAATATTCAGGAAATAAACTGAAATCAATTACAGACTTCTTTGGTGACAATAACAGATGCGCCAGTAAAGTAACAAACCAAGATTTTGCAGTCATCATTCCAGACGATGGAATTGGCGCAATGATAATTGAAGACACATTTATAGTAAGATAATGGCAAGAACCAGGACACAGATAAAAACAGAAATCACAACACCATTTATGGCTAATGAAAATTTAGCTGTGAAATATGGTTTTGCTTTGGGGGCTTCATTCGATGCTGAATTTTCATTGGTTAGTTTAGAAAACATTCTTTTTGAAATTGTGGCTTTGGCTATATTCATACATGAACAGTTCTTTGATCAGCACGCAAAAGAAGTTGATGAAAGATTGGCTAATGAAAAGCCGGGTACACTTCCCTGGTATCGAACAATGGCTTTGCGTTTTCAGTACGGATTTAATCTGGAACCACAAAAGGACTATTTCGATAATTCAGCCGCTACACCTGAGCAAATTGAAAACTCTAAAATAATTAAATATTCGGCAGTTAATGAAGTACAGGACAGTAGCCGTGTAATTATTAAAATAGCCGGTGAGGTTAATGGCGAACTTTCGGACTTTGAAAATGTGGCACAAGTTGAAGCAATTGAAAATTATTTTAAACGAATTAAAATTGCTGGTACCGTAATAACAATTATTAATTATAAAGCTGATCAATTGTATTTGGCTTTACAAATTAAACGCGATGCCTTAGTACTAACAGAAACCGGAATGAGTAAGCTAGACGGCAATTTTCCAGTTAATGAAGCTTTAGAAGAGTTTATGAAAGAATTGGATTTTAACGGTGAGCTGCGGTTGTCAGCTTTAGTTGATAAAATACAATTGGTTCCTGGTGTTGTCGATGCAACTTTATTAAGTGCTCAAAGTTCCTGGATTAATCCAGAGCTTAACGGTTACGGTGAACCCCAACCAATATTTATTTCAAAGGTTGCAGAATCCGGTTATTTCAAAATAGTAACATTTGATAATATTAGCTATGTGGTTTAAAATTGATTGGAATATTCTAGCATTAGACAACATTCCAACAATGTTGCGAAAGTCAACGACAGCCACATTTGCACAATTATTATTAAAGCCGATTCAGTCGCTTTATTACAAATGGAATAATTGGCGAATAGATAACATTTATAAGCTTGAACATACTGGACAGGTTTGCTCATTAGAAGGTTCTTTAAATGACAAATTTGACCCTTTTGAAAGGCGAATTTATATTGGAGATGGTCAGTTTTATGAAACGACTTACATATTTACGGAAGCTGAAGAACAGGAACTGTGGATGGAAACTGAAAGTGAAGCTGAAACAATATGGATTAGAACTGAATCCGAAACGGCAGACACCGGTTTAGATTTTATTGTCTATGTGCCGGAACAAATATATAACACACAAATTTATGGGCTTCATGCTCACATTAAGTTTTACAAAGCAGGCGGAAAACGATATAATATTTTTATAGATGAATAAGACAAAATTTATACAAACAGGCGGATGGCCATTAAAATCTGAACGATTGCAGGAAATGCAAACGTCTTACGAAACTTTAAACTCATTCGGTTCATTAGCGGGCAACTTGACTATTATATCAGGATGCGAGCTTGTTGGTTCAACTG